TTTTCTTCCCAATCATCATCTGATCGTCACGCTCTGCGCGAGGAGACACATCTACTTCAGAATCATCGTAGCGTGGCATCTTAGGTGCCCTACGGTTTCTGCCTTCGGCATTCTCTACTCCAGAGTAGTCGCCTGTCATTGAAGGAGTACGCGGCCCTACCCGCCGTCTCTGTAGAGACATACCTTGTTCATCTTCCATAGGACGACTAGGGTCGTTTTTGATTCTAGGAGTTTGTAGCGCCCGACCTTCGGCACGGATATCGCTATTAACTTTATTTCTGCGCATACGCGCTTTACGGTCCGCCATATTAGGCTCCTTTCATCTTTACCATTTTAGCAGGGCGTACACCGCTAGTAGCTTTGCCACATCCGCGTACTTTGCCACCAGCTTTCATCCCTTTGTGTTCAGAGTCTTTCATCATCGTGCCATCAGGCATCTTGTGATAGCCGACCTTGCCACCTGCTTTAAATACGCCACGCCCTTTCAGAACGTCAGCTTGAGTTACTTTACCATCCCCAGTTAGGTCTGGCATCTTACCGCCTTTTTTGTAGCCTTGTGCTGGTTTCTTCATAAACTTTTTCGCAACCTCTTTAGGTACACCCATATCAGGGTCATTGTATGCCATAGCCATGTAACGGCGTTGTTTCTCTGACTTAGCTGGCATACGGTCCCCCGTTAGTTGAGTCCTCATCTGGCTACGAGAAATAGCCATGTTAACAGTTCCAAGCGCGCAGGCTTTTGTTGATCCGACTGTTCGGATCATTCTTAGTCTTTGCGCTGGTGAGTTTTTTCTTCATGCCCGACATGCGGGCACAGAAAGATTTACGACGCGATGCGTCCTTCTTAGTTTTCGGATTCGGCGCAGGTGGTTTTAGGTTCATACCCTGCTTTTTAGCAGACGCACGTCCCTTAGCGTTCAGGCCACCCTTTGGGTTCTTGCCTTCTTTACGCTGCCAAGCAGGTGATTTTACTCCACCGCCTTTTTTATAGTACGTGCGCATACCATCCCCTAGCTATAGAACACAGTCATTGCAGTAATGTTAGTCATCGTGGTGATGAATACATCAGACTGACAACGAATGCCCCAATCGGGGATGTTTACCGAGTGCGAATCAGAAGCAAGGAAGTCTAGGTCCAAGACAGTAGGGCCACCGTCACCATCAGTAATGGTTAAGCGGCCTGCACCTGCACCTGTCAAGACTTGCACCTGACGAACACGCGCTGGGCCTACTGCGAGAGAGGCTGCGGCTGTAATTCGTTTAGCGCGGACGTCTGAATTAGACATGAGCTACCTCCTTATCCTGCGGAGACAGTCAGAACACCCGAGTTGTTCCAGAGTTGGCCCGCAACAGTTGGATCAGATGTTGGTAGGTCAGTGAAGATAACAACACTGTTTGTACCGTCGTGAGAGATAGAAATATCTTCAGTCACGGCACCTGTGTTAGCAGTTTTTGTGATTGCTTTGAAGCCGTTCTCCGAACGGACTGGACCTTGAAAAGTCGTGTTAGCCATGTGAATCTCCTGTCGTGGCTAGTGTCAGCTCCACCATGGAGCTGTCAGGGATTAAGTTCTTATACTACGAAACGGTAGAAAAAGAAAGGGGGAACCGAAGCTCCCCCTCTCAGTGTGTGACACACAGTGCTTACGCACCAGGTGAACCGTAGATGCCTAGCGGATCAGATACACCGAACGAATAACGCTCACGTGCTTTATAGCGGCTGTTGCCTGTATCGAAGTCGGCGTCCATAGAAGTCGACATTGGAGTACGGACAAAGTGCTTCAGACCGTTTGGAACATCTGTCATCAAGAACCAAGCATTGGTGTCTGTCAGATAGTGGTTCACTGTGTAACCTTCAGGGATTGACCCGTTGTTACGCAGTGCGTTGATGTCGTTGTCAGCTGTGCCAACACGACCTTCAGTGTCCAACAAGCGAGTTGCAACGAACTGCAACGCAGGTGGGATAACCAACTTGCGAGGCTTGGCTGCGATTAGCAGACCACGTTCGTCTGTCCACTGGCTGATACCAATAACTGCTGCTTCAAGAGAAGTTTCGTTAAGGTCAGCTGCGACTGTTGGGCGGTTCGAGTTAGTACCGCCAGAGACCAGTGGGTGATCCGTTGCACAAAGCGATTTACCGTCACCGTATGTGGTGCCAGCTGCAAACGCGTTGTTAAGGATCGCTGCGGCTTTAACCTGTTTGGTGTACGCCATTGCACGAGCCAACGCTTTTGTATAACGTGCAGACAAAGAGTCGTACAGGTTATCCTCGATTGCTTCTTCAGTGATTGAGAAGCCCATCGCGATGGTTTCGTGTGTATAGCGAGCAGTCCATGCTTCTTGAGCATTGTCATACTCAATCGCAGAACCTTCACCTTTAACGGGTGCTGCTGAGAAGCCACTCAACTTAGTTTCCTCTTCGAATGAACGTTCAGAAGACTCAGTTTCGTAGATTTCAGCGTGTTCTTCGCCGTATTTTGCGTACTCCATTCCGAACAGAGCGTTCAGTCCAGGAAGGAGTTCTTTAAGTAACTGGGCGCGTGAAATAGCCATAGTCTATCCCTCCTTATACGCCAGTCGTGTTGTCATACTGGTGGCCTGCGTTCCATTTAACGTAGGCTTCGGTATAACCACCCGAGCTGTTTTTAGTTTCCTCAACCAAACCAACAATGCGGAAAGGCAGAGTATTCGTAGTCGCAGACGTATCGGAGATCGCACCGCGGGAGTTACCCGAAGCAGTATCACCAGAGTTGTCTACGCCAGCAACGTTTGCGCCAATGTCTGTTAGTGCAAGGTCGCCGATAGTTGTGCCAGAAGACACGACGGCTGCTTTGAACAACAGGTCAGTTGCGTCTGCAACATATGCGACGATGTCGTCTGCTGCAGTGTTTGCTGGGAAGTACTGGCTGTACAGTTCATAACCCAAGTTAGGGTCTGTATACTTGCAGCCCATGAAAACACCGACAGGTGTCATTGCGGCGTCGAACGCATCACGCTCAACAGTACCACCGGTAACAAGTTTCACGGCATCACCGAAGAAGATAGAAGTGTTGTAACCACTAGCAATCTTCATCGAACGATATACACCACCAACAAATGGAGTGCCGCTCAACAGCTTTACCGGAATAAGGCCATATGGCCCGCTTACAGTAGGATAAGCCATTTCAAGCTCCTATTAGCTTCCGTTTCCAAAGGTAACCTTCGTCTTCCGCTCGTTGAAGAGAGGCATACGAGGGTCGTTCTCACGCATGAAGTTGTTATCCACCGAGTTCATCTGAGATTTGGTCTGGGTGTCGTAATAGTCGTTACGCTCCTCAACCAACTCTTTCGGTGCCTTGCAAAGCATCAAACCACCAATCACCACATTATCGGCAAACCGTTCGTTCTCAACGGTAACCATGGTAATCTCGGGGTGATCCGCTGCTTTAACGGGTTCCCAACCTTCACGCAGTTTAGAAGAAACATTCGTGGCATCGGCTTGACCTTGGGTGCTTACGCGGACCCAATGGTACTCATAACCTTCCTCTGGAGTAGGCGATGGAAGAAGTTCCGGACGCTGCCAGCTCCGCTTACGGACGGTTTTCTCGCGGGTTTGTAGTTCGCGGTCTATGCGATTCTCAGCCATTTTGTTTCCTCATGTCTAATGCAACCTGTTTGGCGTATTGTTGTGGTGTAAGTCCAAGCCTCTTCGCGATCTGCACTTGGGTTTTTGTTAGTGTCACCTTCTTAGGCGCTGTACTGCGCGTTGCTGGTGCCACAACCTGTGCTTTTCGCTTCGGCTCTGGTGCCACTTCGACTTCTGTCTCGTCTACCTCGAAATTATCGGGGAAGACTTGCCGCATACGAGAATCTATCGCCTCGTAGTAGTCATCACTTTGCGGGCTTACGCCCTGTTTGACGAGCTTGTTATGCAGCCCCAGCGCAAAACTCGTCATCTCATCGTCTTGACCGAACCAAGAATTAGCTTTTTGCCAATCCGCGGCGCGCTGGTCGACTTGTGCTGCCGGAGCGGGTTTATCTTGTACCTCCATTTGTACAGGAGTTTCTTCTTCCTGTAAAGTTGGTACTTTAAGGTTACTTATTCTTTCGAGCTTAAGTCTAGCAGATGTTAGCTTATCTTGCGCTTCCATGACAGCATCTGAGTCACCAGAGTCATACGCTGTTTTATATGCAGTTTTAGCTGCTTCGACTTCAACCGTTGCATTCCGCTTGGCTTGGTCGATCAGAGCTGCTTGGCTCTTAGAACTGCTGGCTTTTAGCTTCTTATTTTCTTCGATAAGTTGCTGAGATAGACGTTCTAGCTCTTCGCGAGCACGCAACGCTTCCTCTTTAGCCCGACGCTCGTCGTGGTAACCTTTGCTAAAGTGCTTGATCCGCTTACGGACTTTTTCAGAGTAATCTTCCAACTCCTCATCAGTCACATCTTCAGGCGGCTCAGACGGTTTACGGCCCCGATCCGCTTTCGGCGTATCATCCACGATGTCGACTTCTAAGTCATCTTCGACCAGCTCAGGCGGATTATTATGCGCCCGTTTTGGTTTCGGTGCTTCATCTTCTACTTCGACTTCAACTTCGTCTGCTTTAGCCTTGTTTGGTTTTTGCATCGGTTCTGCCGAAGACGGCTCGATCTCGATGTCTACAGTTTCCTTTTCTTCATCAGGAAACTCATATTCTACTTTTTGAAAAGCCATGTAACCCCCTATGCGCGTTGGATGCCACGAGGATCAGCTACTACTGCCTCAATGGAATCATCGTTCATCAACCGATACTCTGTACCACCAAGGGTAAACCGAGTGCCTGAGTTCATACGAAACATCACGTAATCACCCTGCTTACACCAAGGCCCATCAGGAAAACGAGACTGGTCGCCATACGCGTCCGCTCCCATGTCCACGACTAAGCCAATAATAGACATAATGTGGTCACGGTTTTTCTCTGTGTCTGTCTTGATGATACTCGTCCCTTCGTAAGTCTCAGAGACTTGAGGCAGTGCGACAAGCACACGATAGCCTACAGGTTTAGGGAGTTGTTGTTCAAATTCTTGTTCTTCGCTGAGTTTAACTGCTGCTTCAGTCATCGTCGTTATCCATATAGTTACGCGAGAGGTCTTCAATATACGATTTGCCTGCTTCGAGACCCCGAATTAAGCCGACAATTTCCTTGTATTGTGCGTAGTCTTTAGCTGATCCACCACTCAGGAAAACTTGTGCAGACGAGATTTCCTCGTCGATACGTTCCGTAAGCACGTCAAAGACGGTTTTTGCCATTATTTATTACCTTCTCCTCTTGGTTTCTGTTGCATTAGCTTGGCTGCTTCAAATGTAGCCTTCGCTTGTGCCTCTTTACGGGCTTGGCTTAGTTTAATGCCGTCTTTCTCGGCTTCGAGCGCCAGCTCCGTTTTGTCTACGTTAATCGCTTCCGCTTTCAGCATAGCGTCGGTCATGCTCTTAGCCTTCTGCAGTTGCATCTGCTCGGCTTTGATCTGTGCATCGGCCTGATCTTTTGCTGCCTTACGCTGCACTTCGGCTTGCTTGACCTGTAGTTCTGCCTGCTGAAGCTGGAACATTGGGTCTTGCGCCTGCTGCTGCGCTTTCTGCTGTGCGGCCTGCTGTTGGTGAGACTGTGTAAGTTGCTTGCCTGCGTCTGCAACAAGACGAGACAGTTCGACCTCGATCTCCTCTGGCAGCTCCTCGTTTGGCTGGGGCAATGGCGCGCCCAAGCGTTCTTCGATTTGCTGACGATACTGGAATCCAAGGTGTTCGGCGATGTGTGCTTGCAGCGAGGCCATAATCTGCTTGGCCTGCGGGTTCTGCCCAATCATCTGCATAATCATCGGGTCTTGTAGGAACGATGTATGCGCTGCGATATGGGCTTGGTGGTCTTGGTAGATGAACGCTTTGATCGGCTTGCCAATCAGTGCATCCATGTTCTCGCTGACCGGATCGGTCGGCTTCGCGTCGTCCTTCGTTGGGACAAGTTTATCTGCGTTTTTCACGCCCAGAACTTCAATCATCTGGCGGTGTAATTGTGGCAGATTGTAGATTTGTGGGGCTGACTGCGCCATCTGCAGCACCGCTTGGTACTGAACAACGCGCTGTGCCATTGTAGAACTGTTCGGATCGCTGACAGGAATCACGTCAACCATCTCATAATCAGCGCGGCGGGCGCTAACTTCACCACGATGTGGCTGATACTGGTAGTCCTCGGAGGCGTGCTCGGCGATGATAGACTTGAGCATCTTGAACTCTTGCTTCATCGCGTAGTGTACACGCGCCTGAACCGCTGCCATCGGCTTCAGAGTACGCTCTAGGAGCGCCAGAGTAGTCCCCACAGGCGCGTTAGCCGACATATCAGAGATATTCAGGTCAGAGATCGCTCCGAGCCTACGGCCCTCCTGTGTGATCTGCTGAAGCAACGCCAGAAGCGTCTGAGACGGCTCTTTATAAGGCAGAGGCATGATATTGTCGCGGATTGACCCCGACGGCACGTCTACATCCTTAAATTCGCCTGGCTCGATGGGAGAATCGTCGCCTTTTATGCGCAAACCACGTGTTTTTAGGCCACCTGGGAGGTTAGATAGTGTCCCTGCGTCCACCAACTGGCGAATCAAGCTGGTTCCAGCCTTCGCGTAGCCCCCAATAATGTGAATCAGACCCAATCCGTAGAACCCAAACCCTGGAACATAGGGATAATGGACGAAAAACTGGTTCTTCAGGGCCAACATATCGCCTTCTTCGTAGTTCCGACGGATGGCAAGCACCTCTCCAGTGCCCCGCTCGATCGTAATTACGTACGGTTTCGGCAGATCGTCCTCATCATCGACCCCATCTAGGTTCGTTTCGACGTGAATTTCGTATAATGTGTACCGATTGTCGTTTGTTAGCTCGTATCCGCCCTCTTCTGCCTTCTTCTCCTCGATGTCGGAGTGGTATGGCATAGGCTCTCCGAGGTCTACTTCGCGATAAAACCCCGCTGCTTGGAGCTTGCGAACCTCGTTTTTAGTCTTGCGCATGACGTGTGTGACACGTTCTGCTGTCTCGATGTGGCTTGCGCCGTAAGGCACGATAACATCTTCTGCTGGGATGTAGATAGATACCTGACGCCCCAGATTCGGGTCGAAATACACCTTCTTGAACGCAGAGCCAGCCAAGCCCAGAGCGTACAACATCCGCTCGTGCTCTGACCGATACTCGACCATACGCTCAGTAATCTCGTAGTTCATATCCGCCTGCACGCGCTGTGCGGCTTCCATCTTATCTTTTGTCTCGTCTCCAAGGACTTTAGTGCGTACTGGACCCGCTGCTGGGAACGTCTCGCTCATTGTCTCCGCTTGGAACCGTATGGCTGCTTCGGCCAGCACGTTAGAATAGACACCACAGGCACCTTCCCACGGCTCGCTACGCTCTTCCATTTTGAACCCAAGGACATCAAGACCCTTGACATATGCTTCCGCCCACTCTTTGCGACTGTCCGTATCTGCTTCGACCAGCCCCATCATGTCGTCTGCGATAGCCCGTAAATCACCTTCTTCCAGCAATTCAGCTAGGTTGGTGTTAAAATCGGCGAGGTCAGCGATATTCGCATCAGGAATCAGTGTGATCTCCATACTGCCATCGTCCAAGATTACTGCTTCTGGGTCGATGATCTCGATGTCCAGCTCTTCGCCGCCAATCTCCATCTCATCTTCCATATCATCTAGCCCCTCTGGAGCTGCGTAAATGCCTTTTTCGATAGCCATATCTTAACCTCTTAATAGTAGCCGCCACGGCGTTGTTTGAAGTATCTCGGTTCTTCCGGTTCATCCGTCGGCAAACGAATAAACCCACCTTGGCGGAACCGCATAAGCGCCATAACCGTAGAGTCCACCAAGTCATCATGACTCATGAACGGGAACCCTGCGATCTCCTCGATGACCTCTTCTGCCCACCGTGTCTCAGGCATCCAGACCAATTCAGACGCCACGATGTCAGCAACGGAGTTCAAGCGGGCCAGCTTGTCGCCCGACCCCCTGTGCGGCGTATATTCAGAGACAGGTAGTCCCATACGGCGCATCTCCTGATACAGCGCGGTGCCTGCGCTTTTCTTCTCGACGATAAACGAATCAGGCTCCCAGTCCTCATATTCTTCCATCGCGAGCCTTTTAAGCTCAGGAAACTCCATACGCTCTTTTATGCTGTTTAACAATATAATATTGTAAGCACTGGTGTGTTCGTTTAGGAAAACACCCCATGTAGTGAGCGCAGTGTAGTCTGCCCTGTTGTGTTTCTCTGCAGCCGCATCGAGCGACATTATTATGTATTCGCAGTATGGCGGACTCTCTTCCTTCCACCTCTGCCACCACTCACGTTTCACGAGGGCGGCTTCCTCGGCGGTGGGCTGCTGCTGATACTGGGCGTTCCACTGGAACACGGGCATCGACGCTTTTGTGCGTAGCAACGCCTCCATATCGAAGAACTCTGGCCACAGCGGCTTCTGCACGTGCTTGCCAGTCTTGCGCGTCTTCCCGTTCTTTGTCTGCTTTTTCTCCTCGACCTCGAGGATCGCTGGAAACTCCACCACCTCGTACTGGTCGGCACG